TGGCTTGAACTTCTTTTTCTACCGTTAGCGCGGTGTTTGGTAAATCGAATGTCGAGCATCCGGTTAGAAAAATAAGTGGTAGTAGTTTTTTCATGATTTCTCTCTTTTTAGTGATTAACGATTTGCTCAATACCTTGAGCGCATCGCATACGAAACTCAGCCCATTTTTTCATAAATTTTGGGTCTTCTGATGGTGGTATCCAGTTGTAATTAGCGCGCCAACGAATTGTTACATCCGTCGTTGATGGCGTGTAAATGTAATGGTCACCCATGCTCATGTTGTTATGCTTTCTCATCTTGCCTCCTGTCTTCGTTTTTCCTGCGGGTAGTAACCTCTTTCTTTTTCATTAACGCAACCTCAGATTTAGTATAAATAGGTTTTGGCTCGGGTGGTGGTAACAACGCCAGCCAGACTTCGCCGGTATAGGCAGAAAAACCGCATTTGTGGCATTTACGCAACCGTCTAACACCACCTAATTGTTTCTGAGTCCACGTTACATTCGTCTTTCCACCACAGTCTTTACAGTTCATTATCATCCATCATCAAATATGCAATTAATCCAGCCACACCAACAGTAATGCCAGCACCTATTAACATCGCTCCAATGGCTGCAATGGCAATCATTTTTTCCCCTTCCATTGAATCATTTCAACAGATTTCAATTCATTACTCCCTGCATCAAACACCAACGACATATTTGGAAATCGTGCGCCGACATCAATAAACAATTCACCGTTCAAAACGTGCGCGTTTAATTCAATCGTGTAGTCAGGTTTAATGCGCAAACGGTATTCCGTTTCTTCATTCCATGTTGGATTGGGTGATTCTTCCCATGCTTGACTGCGCTTAGAAAACTTTTGAATCTTTGCGCCTTCAGCCCATGCTTTGATTAGTTTTGCGTGTTTGTGTTCAGTCATTTTTCTCCCCTAAATTTTATTATTTGCTCTTTTGCTTCTGCTGCTCCTTTGCATACCAGCACCGTGTCGCCAATGCCTCGCAAGTATGTGTGCCAATCTTTTTGTTGTGGGCTAATCGTTCCACCCTTGATACGTTTCATTTCAACCCACAACCGCCATGCTGGTGCGTATAAGTCAGGGACGCCTGGGCTAACGCCTTCAACCTTTAATCTAGTCGCCACCCCAAGGGTGCGTTTCTCGCCATTGGGTATCGCAAAAATTCGCACTTCCGTGTATGTCTGGCGAAACCATTTAACGACTTCTCGTTGCTCTTCATGCTCGGTGGGGATTCGTTCAGTCATTCCATTTCCTTGATAGGACGCGATAAAACTTGCCTTCTTTTTTGTATGCAATGGTGGTCGGTGGCTTGCCATGATTCATGTACGTAGCAATCTGGTCTAGCTTAGTTACACCGACTGCAAACAATTCACGGCTACCGACACCCGACGCATTGGCCATCTTGGCTAACTCTCTGACCGCTTTGTCGCCAGCATAACCATCGTGGCGAAGTGGCAGGTACTCGGTAATCGATGGGTCGGACAAATTCTTTGAATAATAACTGACGGCCAACATTTCTTTACCGCTTGCGTTGCTGATGTGTTTGCGCCAGTTCCAACCGGTAATAATCATATCCTTGGCATCCATGCCCATGATGTCATCGTGTCGCAGCGCTAACGGCTTTGGCACTGACGGCGGGAATTCGTGGCCGCAGGATGGGCATACTTTGACCGATATGGCGCAGAGTTCATGGCACTCGGTGCAAAGTTTGACCGGCATTTCACCGTTCCCTGTTCCTGCTTTGTTGGGTGGCTGCACGTTAGTAATTGGGCCATGCGTCTCAACTACACCCGCAAAATCTAGCACTAGGCAATGGTCGATATGATCTTTGATACGCATACCGCGACCGGCCATTTGTACGTATAAGCTGGCGCTCATGGTTGGGCGCAACATGGCGATTAGATCAATATTAGGAGCATCAAAACCAGTAGTAAGTACGTTAGCATTTGTTAAAGCCCTTATTTTTCCAGATTTAAATTCATGGATGATTCGCTCTCGGTCTGTCTTTGATGTCTCGCCAGTGATGCAAGCCGACTTAATACCTTGGTCGCGCAGCTCAATTGATACGTTTTTCGCGTGATTAATACCTGCGCAAAAGAATAGCCATGACTTTCTATCACCAGCCAATCGAATGACTTCAGCCACAACACTTTCGTTATTCTTTCTTGTATCCACGGCCTTTTGTAGTTCGGCCTCAATGAACTCGCCACCACGTTTTTTAACGTCGCTAGTATCTAGCTTGGTCGTGGTGGTCTTTGATCGCAGCGTGGCAAGATGCCGTTTGTAGATCAACTCCTCGATGCTGACCGGCTCAATCAGATCGTCAAAGATAGCTGGCTTGTCGGTGATAAGACCGTGGCCAAGGCGGTACGGTGTGGCTGTTAAGCCGATTACGCGCAACTCTGGATTGATGACCTTTAATTCATCCAACAACGTGCGATAGCCACCTTCGTTTTTGTGGCTAATCAAATGGCATTCATCCACAATCACCAAATCAATATGGCCAAGCGCCGCAGATTTAGTGCGCACCGATTGAATGCCAGCAAAAGTTATCGGCTCGCCTAAATCACGCTTACCAATACCTGCTGAATAAATTCCAAGCGGAGCGCCTAGCCAATGTTGGCGCATCTTCTCGGCGTTTTGCTCGATCAATTCTTTAACGTGCGTCAGCATCAGGATTTTTGTCTCTGGCCATTTCTGCACGGCATCTTTGCAAAGTGCAGCCACAATGTGGCTCTTGCCCGAGCCAGTAGGCAGCACTAAGCATGGGTTGCCTTTGTTTTTGCCAAACCACTCATAGAGCTGGTTGATGGTTCGTTGTTGGTAGTCACGGAGCATAAATTTTATACACTACAAAATTGCGATTGTTTCGCCATGTTTAGGAATAATCAAACCAAAATCAGTAGTAAATAAACTATTGGTTTGAAATCGATAAATATTAATCTTTCGCTTGCTGGTTTCTTTCCATGTATTTTTATGGCTTATGCCTTTTCTGTCGCCAACTTTTACCCAACCCATTTGCGTCCAAAAAAAGTTACTCGCCAAATCATCTGCGCAACCACAAGCAAAATCCTCTCTACCTACTAAGTTTCCGTGACTAATAGCAGCCGACAACAATGCTTTGCCACGTTCAATCAGCCTGGCATCTTCTTGAATGCAAATTTGATTGCACTTAGATATTTTTCCATAACTAAACATAACAAACCCAACCAAATCGCCGTTTTCAACGCAAACAAATATTCTGTCATTGCAAGTTGTACTCCAGCGCTTCCCTGATTTGTGTCCGGTGATAGCAGATTCATAAGCAGGGCTAGGAATAAAACCCAAAGAAAGACTTTCTTTTTTTGACAAATTAATAATGTACGAAATATCTTCTAATGTAGCTGCGCGTATCATTCATATCACCTAAATAATAAAAATTATCCAACCACCCTCGCATTAAACTCACGACGAAATTCTGTCGCAAATTCATCAGGGTTGGCGCATACCGAAGGATTGGCCAGTATTTCTTTGGAGCCAAAGACATTGGTATCAGGCTCGCCGTTAATCACATCCTTGCCATTGATTACATAAATGGCTTGCCATTCGTTGTCGCTTTCCTTGCGCTGATATGGAACCAGATCGGGATGCAATACGTGCGAATCACAACCTTCACGCTGCCATTCTGTCGGAATATCGTCAGCGTCATGGCGCTCACATCGCCACGTTGAATTTTCTAGCGCCGTACTGTTAGCGCAGGTTCTGCAATTAACGTGTTTGGTAATCTTGGACTCGAAACAAAAGTCATGCGCAGGGCACCAGCGGCATTGATACCACGTTGGGTCAGCCGATAATGGTTCTGGCATACGGTCAGCCAAAGCAATGCGCTTGCCTCGAGCAATTGCTTTCTCGGCGACGTCTTTATCAAACTTGACGCGCTCGGTATAGATGCGGTCATCATCTTTGCAAACGGCCACGTACAACGCTCGATCAATATTGGTGCCAGCCATGTAGGTTTGCATCTGGATAAAGTGTTCGGGCTTGGATTCTTCCACACCCTTCTTTTCCACATCGTTAAACGACTTGGCGCTATGGGTTTTGAATTCCGCGACGTGTTCGGTCTTTGGCGCGTTTGGCACACCAGATTTGATTACGCCGTCTAAACTACCCGATACGTGGGAGCCAAAATCAACTCTGGATTGGTTTCCGGTCGTGCGCTGAATATCGATGCCAATGGCACGAAGGTCGCTAACGATTTGCGCTTCCTCAAGATTGCCTCGGCGAAACATTCGCAAAACACGACCATCAAAGTTTTGCTGCACCGCCCAACGAAACGACAGCCACAACCAACGGTCGCAAGGGTGACCCAATGTTGACGCGCCAAGATGTGGCCGTGGCGGCTCCTGACGGCTTTCGTGGTGCTTGTCAATCAGGTTGGTGATGCTGTATTCTGGCTCTGGAATTTTCATGATTCCGA